ACTTAATACTTCTACTGCTAATGTTCGTGCCATATTGCTAAAAGTTTCTTTTATAGATTTACCTAATAATAATGATTGAGCAAGTCCTTTTGAAAAAGAATCTATCCCATTATTAAGAAAACCAAATATTTCATTTGATAAACTAAAAGATTCATTTTGTTCTTTTAATTTTTGTTGTACTTCTTCTAATAATGTATTTTGTTCTTTAAATTTATTTACTCCTTCTAATTCTAATTCGTGAAATTTAATTCTTTTTTTATTACTTTCTTCTTGAATAAATCTTTGTATGTTTAATTGTTTTTCTTTTTCTTTTGCAATAGATTGTTCAATTTGTACAATATCAAACAATTCTTTTTTTGTTTGAACCATAACTTTAAAAGTATCTCTTGAATTAGGTAATAATTTTTTTTCACTAACTCCAGCTAATGCTTTAAATTTTCTATTTATATCATCTATAATTAAACCTACCCCAGCTAGTTTACCTAAAAAGCCACCAAATGTTACTGCAAGTAATCCTATAACAGATTGAAAATCTCTAAAATTAGTAGTTAATGTTTTTATTCCATTAGATAATTTTAAAACAGCAACAGCAAGATTTTCTCCCATTTCTCTACTTAATCTTCTTATTGCTTGATCGTTAGTTTCTGTAAAATCTTTTAAATCTCCTAATTGTCTTTTTAGTTCATCAAAAAATCCTGATGCTATTTCAGTTTGAATTGTAAAAAAAGCATCTTTTAAATTTGATATAGTTCCTTTTAAAGTATTAGCTAGTTTCTCTGTTAGTTCTCCAAATTTACCACCTGTTCCAAATGCTCTTGCTAATCCTTTTATAGATTCATCAACACTTGTTTTTACACCAGCCTCAAAACCAGCCATAGCTGTTACTGCTCTATCTCTAAATAAATCTGCTGAACCTATACCAGCACTAAATGATCTTTGAATTTGTTGTGAAGCTAAAGCAAAATCTCCACCTAATTGAACTGCTGTATTACCTGTTATTTTTAAAAGTTCATCAAATGAAATACCAAGTGATTCTGCTTTTTCTGATACAGTTGCTAAAGCTGTTACACCTTGTTGTATGTTAGATAATTCAAAAGGAGTAGTTTTTGCAAATTTAGTAACTGCATCTAAGGCTTCTTGTCCTTTTTTTGCACTTCCGAATAGGGCTTCTAATTGTACACCTAGTTCTTCAATTTGCATACCAGCATTAACAATACCTTTAAGAACAATACCAGCACCCAAACCAATAAAAGCATTTTTTAGATTAAAAACAGCACCTTTAACTTTAGCAATACTACCTTGAACTTTATTAAAGGCTTGTTTAGACTTATCGTTTGCTAATATATCTATTTGTAATTTTTGATTTGCCATTATTTTAAATTCCTTGCTTCTGCTAGTGATTTACTTGTTTTATACTGTTCTTGTTCTTTTTTCAAGTAAGCTAACCAAAGATTATAATGGCTGACAGGCATATCAAGAACTTGTTGAATTGTAAGATGTAATCGTTCTGCAATAACTAACAGCGACCTAACATCTGGGTCGCTATCTACTTTTTTTCTGCATCCTCGTAATTAGTATCTAAAAGAATTTTATTAGCAATTTCTGAGATAATATTTGAATCAGCTTTTTTTCTTAATGCAAATTTATCTTCTGGGCTAAAGGCTTTAATCATATCGCCTTTATCATTTTTAATTAACAACTTCATTATAAGTAAATCAACGAGAACAGTTAAGTCTTGAAAATTACTAGATTTCTTAAAGATAATGTTTTTTTCTTCAAGGGTTAATGGCTCTGAATAGAATACACTAGCTTTACCATGCTCGTCTTTCCACTCCTCAACTTCTATAGTAATAGTTTTAAGAGTTTCAAAATGAGATTTAACTCTATCAATAACTGACATAAATTAGGATTATACAGTACCTATAGTTAAAGCACCTGTTCCTTGAAAAGTAACAGTTCTTGAAACGATTGCGTCCATTGAGTTATTAACTGACATTCCAGTAACAATTCCTGTTCCTGTAAAACTTCTGTCGCCACTTGCATTACCTTCTGGTAATAAAATGAAAGCTATTGAAGCACCAGCAATTAAAGTTGTTTGTGGTGTATCTGTTTCGTCAAAGTGCATTTCTAATGTTCCAGAAAATGATGTTCTTCCAGCAACAAATGATTTAGTAGCATCTGTTAAAGCTGTATCTTCTACAACATCTCCTGTAGTTTCAAGTGTGAATGATGTTAGTTCCCCAACAGCAGTTCCACCAGCTGTTACAACTCCTTCTTTTCCGTGATGTGTTGCCATTTCTTATCCTTTTTACTTTTAGATTGTTGTTGTTTTTCTTGCTTATAGCCTAAACTTAAAAAATGTTCAAGATTAGATTCATTAATAGTTATCTCTGAATTATCTTTATATAATTTAATGTCTTTAGCCATAAGTCCTTTTACAGTTTATCGTCTTCTTCGTCAATATCTTCTTCGTCTAAATTGTTAAATTCGTCAAGTTCTGGGTAATCTTCTATATGTTCATCTTCATTAAAATTATCAATTTTTTTTCTTGCGTCCATACATAATAAAGATATTTCATCTACCAATTTTTCAATATTATCTATTTTAGATTCTAATTGATTTATTACTTTATCTGCTTTAGCCATTATGGTGTACCTGATTGATATTCATACATACATCTTATAGTCATTTTTATTCCACCAACAGGAAACAAAGAACCCTCGTCAGTTTCTACTTGTACGACTTCTGTATCAAGTGCATTGTTACTTCTTGTAATATCAGTTTCTAATGCAGTTTCAATAGCTGTAATTAACTGATTTCTTTTTGTATCAATATTAGCTTCTGCACCTTTAACAAAACCAAGTACAACAAAGTCTATAGTTCCATGTCTAGTTTTAGCACCACTTCCTAATTCAGAATCATCTCTATTTTCTTCGGATGTTTGAACTATTACTGCTGGATATTGTTTATCTGATAATTCGTCTAATAAAAAAGGTTGTCTAGTTGCTTTTATAATAGTTATTGGGCTAGATATATTAGATATAGTTGTTAGTAAATTACTTGCTATGTTTTCTCTTACACTCATATTCTTGCTTTCCTAAATTCTTTTGCAACAAATCTGTTAAATTGTTTTCTTATTATATTTGCAGTTCTATCATTAAATCCAAAAAATTCCCTCTTATTTTTTCCTAAAACTTGATTAAATACAGCTCGTTGCCTCATCTGTGAATTACTAAAATTAACACTAATTTTATTAGTTCCTGTTTTTTTTATAGTTCTACCAGATGGAGTTAAAGCACCCAACATACGACCTGAATAAAATAAATCTACTTTTGTTGATCTACCCTCTTTCTGTAATTTTTTTAAATAACCAGAAGAATAGGGAACAAAAGGCACATCTCTAAAATCAACACCTTTTTGTGTTTTAGTTCTAATAATATCTAGTAATTGGAAACCAGCTTGAAGTAATGCTTTAGAGAATATACTTTTAAATCTTTTTTCTATTCTTTGAAATCTTTTTTGAACAAATTTTGCATTAGTTTTAATCTTTAAATCTAAGGCCATTATCTAGTCAATCTTCTAAATCCATGTAAAGGTTCTCTTTCATTTGCAACAATAGCACCAGAATCATCTACATCATATTCAACACCATCTTCTAAAATCATTCTCCATTCTATACTGTACTGGCTCATATAATATTCTTGCATTCTTTCAAATCTATCTTTTTCTGTTTCTGGTCTAAATTTAGTTAATGCTGGTAAATAAAATCTTCCTAAAAATAAATAAACACCAGCTCTTTCAAACTGATCTAAATTAACTTTTGTTTTATCTAGTTCAGCAGTATTGAGAACTGTAATATCTGTAAATATGTTTGTTTTATATACAGGCCACCACTCTACTCTTAACTGTCTTAAAATATCATTAGTAGTTTGTGCTAAAAAATTAGTTGTTTCTGTAGCTGTTGTTGAAATGCCAAAATCAAAAGCATCAGGTTGATATTTTAAAACATCTGATGTTGTAATAACATTAGAGCCTGTAAAATTAGTCATATTAGAATACCCAAGATAATATAATTATAACTGCAACAGCAACACCAATACTAACTTTAGGATTTTGTTTTGCTAATTTTATATATTTTTTTATATTTTTCATTTCTTTTTCGCCTTTTTTTTTTTTGATTTAATAGGTACTACTTTTGTTTCATTTTCAAAAGTTATATCTACTTCTTTAATATTTTCTTTAACATTACTAACAGGTTTCCAGCCTCTTAGTGTCCATGTGTTCATATTTTTTTGATAATCTTGTTCATTTCTTTCTATAATTTTTTTGCCATTAGTTAGCTTCATAATATACCTCTTGTTTGGTAAGGTGGGGATTTAACCCCCACCCTACAAGTTTTATTATAGTATTGAAGAATCTGCAAGTACTTCTACACCATAAGAATCATGTAATTCGCCAACACCATAAACTGCTGTTGCAACGATTTCATCTGCTCTTAAAGAAGCATCACGCTGAGTTTCAATCTTAATATCTTGCATCATAGCAAGACCTAAAGCATCTTTATGGAACATTCCACCTTTGAAATCTCCAGCTGTACCTGTATTAGCCATGTTACCAGTTTCAAATATTTTGATACCAGCGATTTGACCAATAAAGCCACCTCTTAATGCTTCGTTTGATAGATCAGTTGATAGACCAGCAAAAGTATTAGTTAATCCTGATTTAAGATCAAAAGCTACTTTTGGGTGTAACACACAGTATGTTTCATCAACAGGTAATCCTAATGCTCTCAAAGTTGAAGCTGCATTAAAAATTGTTGCTGGCGATAAAGCCGAACTATCTGTTCCAACAGCTGTTGAAAAACCATCAAATAGAGCAAGTAAGTCTTGGTCCATTTTTTTAGCGATTGCTTCTCCAAACAATTTACCAATGTCTCCAGCTACATTTCTTGGTGCTGAATTTCTTGCTAGGTCTGTAAGCGTAGTCATTATTCCCACCTCAGATGCAGTAATAGTCACTGAACTTGGGTTAATTGCTGTGTTTGATAAATCAGCTGCCTCTGATACTGCTGCAGCACTTACTGCCGCATAAATCGGAACTTCTACTGATTTTCCACCACCTGATATAGCATAATTTTTAACAAGATTTTTCATTATAGATTTCTCGTTAATAACAAATTGTGCTTCTGCTACTATCTCTGTATATAGTTCCGATAGTGTAGAACTTGTGCTTTCGTTTGCCATTTTATTTGTCCTTTATTATTTATTTATTAAATTAATCTCAACAGCTCCTGAATCTCGTTTCTTCCTATATTCTGCATAGGTTTTTCGATCTTCTGGGTTTGTTAAGTCCAAGTCCTGTAGATTAAAAGGTTTAACAGTTTTACCACCAATAGCACTCTGACTTCCTGAACCAGACAAAGACCCTTGACGGAAATGTGGGTTGCTATCTAAGAATTCCTTAACTCTATCTTCAATTGTAAGTAGTTCTCCTTTTGCGTTATATCGTACATTAGAATGATTATCAACTATTTCTATTCGACCATCATCATTGTATTTAACTTCGTTTTTCAAAAGAGAAACAACTTGTTGTGCGTTAATAGATTTTTCTTTGTTAGCAATCGAAAGTATTGAATTATCTACTTTTTCTTTTTTTATCTGATCTTTGACTTTAGAAAGTTCCTGTTCTTTTTCAGATAATCTTTCTTGCATAATCTTTTCTAAGTCTTGTTTAGTCTTAGCTTCTTCTAATTGTTTTTGTTTTAAGATTTCTGCTTTTTGCTTTTCTTCTTCTTGAAGTTTTTTTTCATACTTGGATTTTTCTGCTTCAAGTCTTGTTTTAATTATGTTGTCTAATTGTTCTTGTGTAAAAGTATTTTGTTTAGGTGTTTCTACTTTTACTTCTTCTTTTGGTGTTTCAGTTGCTTGTACTTCTGGTGCAACATTTTTTTGTTCTTCGGACATTTGTTCTCCTATTGTTATATTATTAGTTCGCCTTTATTGTCATACCAATCTGGATTGACATAAGACCATTGATGTCGACAATTGTAACCACCTCGAACAACTAAAGGATTCCCTGACTTCTTGCCTTTCCAACTTCTACTTGTCCAAAGTGTATTGACTTCATCAATTGTGAAAAGTCCACTTTTCCTCTTATCATATACCCCATTAATTATCTTTCTGCAATGATCTCTAGTCGTAGGAATTACATCTCCATAATATTTTACATAAGTTAATCCAGCATCATTTGCTTTATTAAAATTAATAGTTGCGTCAAAATCTCTTAAAGAATCATTTAAAATCTGTCCAGCATACCTTTTCATGTTTTCTCCAGCACGATCTCTAGCAAATTTAGACTGTAAAAGTTGTATTTTTTGTTCTACCTCTGTTCTTTTAGATTTATTAAATTTATTTTTATTAATATAATTAATTAGCTTTTGTGCTTCTGGGTCATCTGCACTAGCATAAATACCATTGATAGTTTGTCTTAGTTCTTTTTCTAATACTGCAAACTCACTTCCTACTAATGTATTTTGATAAACTTTTTCTGATAATCTTCTTGTAAATGTATTTGATACATCTTTAAACTGCGTAAAATATTGTTGTTTTAAATTTTGTATTAATGCTTTATCGCCTTTAGTAAGTTCTGAAAATTTAGCTAAATCTTCTGCTGATAATTTATTTTTTATTCTCGCTTTTTCTAAGACAGCTTGAAATCCTTTTTCTATTCTTTTAGCTTGTTTATTAAATCCCTCTCTAACAACTGTATCAGACCATTTTAAATATTCTCTTTCAAGAATAGCTTTTATTTGTGGTCGAATAGCAATAGCTGATTGTAATTCAATTAACTTTCCATCTGTTAAAGGTAATCTACTAGCAAGTGAAACTACTTCTCGCTCTATCCTGTCTAATGTTTTAATTAAAGTTTCGTAATATTTTGCTTCTGCAATTTCTATTTGCTTAATTCGATAAAAGGTTGCATCTTTGACTATATCGGACATTCATTAAATTTCTTCTTGTTCTACTTCTTGATCTTGTTGAACTATTTCATCTTGTGTAAATTCTCCTACTTCTGATTTTGCATCTATCTCATCAAATATTTCATTTAATTTATTATCATCATCAACAACTGATCTTGCTATTTCTTTATCTACTTCTTTAGCAAATGTAGGCGAACCTATGTCTAAAGATTTAGCTTGTTGGTAATACATAAGGTCACTAGCATAATCTCTAATGTTAAATGAATCAGGATAATTTATTTCTCCATCAAATGTAGTGTTTTGAAATATTGCATAAAGTTTAAATAATTGTTCCTCAGCTATTTGTAAGTTATCAGCTTTCTCGGATAGTCTTGCATTTAATAATTCAAATTCTGTTTGTAAAGCTATACCAGATGATACTTGAGTTTTTGTTGATCTAATAGCACCTGTATGTGCAATTCTATTTATTGATTCTACTTTATTATTTATTGAATCCATAATAGCAGTTAAATTTTGACCAGATGGTTGTAATAGATATGGTTTTAAATTAGGTTCCATTTCATCAGGCATTTCTATTACTGCACCAGCACCAGCACTTGCATTTACACTTGGAGTTTTAACTAATGATGGGTGGTTAGTTAATCTTATTAATTGTTCCATTTCAGAATATTCATTATAAATAGATTTTTGTAAATCTGCTATGTCTGTTAAATCTGATTGACCAATGCCTCTTTTGTGAGATTTTGCATTGTATAAAATAACTGCTGGTATTTTGCCAATCATATTAGGAACAGTATCTATTAATCTAGGTTCTTCTCTTTCTTCCATGTAAATAGTATCTATTCTGTCAGGATACCAAAGCCTCATAAAAGTGCCACCATTTTTATCTACTTCTTCTCTAATTTTTAAATAGTTTAATTCATACTTACCATTAACTTGTCTTTCAAAATTCCAATCTAAAACATTTTCTGGAGTAACGATTGATAGGTAAGGTCTTATATCTTGATCTAATTCTTCTGCTTGATTATTTGTGGTTACATTAGGCTTGTCTAACATTAAAAAACAATGACCATAAATAGAAGCATAATTCTGTGCTCTTTTAATTACAGAGTTTAAATTATTACCTTCTAAGTCTGCATCTTTTAAGAATGATTCTAAACTAGGTTCATCTTGCATTTCTGCAAAATCTCTACTCGGTCTAACTCTAAATAAAAATGATGAATAAATTTGAATAATATTTTTACAGTGATTATCGCATGGAGTATTAGCAAGTCTTTGATTAAACTCATTATCTAATTCTAAATTATATCTGTTAAGATATTGACCAACCATATAATCAAAACCACCATTATATGATCTTATGTAATATTCCCAATTATTAATAGTTTCTGAGTAGTCTTTGTGAGTTTCTATTGCTTGATCTTTAGAGTATGCCATAACTATTTAATTGCCCATCTTGTTGGTCTAGAAAATACTGACTGAGTTGTAAGTGGTTTTAAAAAATCTATCATGTAGCCTATTGCATCATTCATGTGATCAAAACCATCTTCCTTATCAGGAATATTCGTATTCTCCTTGTATATTTGTCGTTGTAATCCTTTTACAATAGTTTTGCAAGTTTGTGAAACAAAAATATGCCTATTACCATTTGAATCTTTAAGTTTGCTATTAACAGCATTTATCCTATCTCGGACAGCTGGGTGCTTTAATTTACATTTAACTTTAAATCCAGCATTTTGTAAAATACTTAAATCAGTTCTACCACCAGCAGATGTCTTTCTTTGTCTAGAAGCTGGGTCAGGATAAATAAATATAGGTATCTTTGTTCCATATCTATTCCTTATTTCTTCTACCATTTCATCAGTATTACTAGAATAAATAATTACTTCATCTAAAAAATATATTTTATCTTTTTCTATTTGACCTACACAAGCACTCATTGGGTCAACATTGAAATCCATTCCTATATGTAAAGGTTTAGTCCAATCTATTTCTTTTTTAACTACACTTTCTACAGGGTGGAAATTGTAATAGACACTCCCAGCATAATTTTCAAAAGTACCTTCGAACTCTTGTCTAAAAGTTCTAATATCAATATCTTGTTTAGCTTGTTCTATTTCTTCTTCTGTGACCATTCCACCTTGTAAGGTAGTAAATTGAAAGCTATCCCATTCTGTGTCTCCCTGTTGACCTTTAAGATACATTCTATAAGACCAATTACCATAACCTTTAGGGGAACCACACATTAGTACATCACCCTCTGTGTCAGATACAGAAGCCCTTAATACTTCTGTCCATGCTTTTTCTTCAATGTCTGCAAATTCGTCTAGTATTAAAAAGTCCAATCCTACTCCACGCAGACCATCATAGTTATCACAACCTTTTAAGGATATTTTGCTACCTGTTTTTTTAATTGTAATGGTCATGTTAGATTCATTTATAGTATCAATCCAATTAAATTGTGAAAGCATATCTTTCAAATTAGACCATACGATTTCTTTAGCCATTTTAAATGTAGGTGCTACATACCAAATTTTTTTATTAATCTGGGTTGCATACTTCATCATTTCAGTAATACATAAATAAGTTTTACCAAATCTACGACCTGATACTAAAACTCTAAATCTTTTATTACTTGATGAAACTTTATGTTGGGGTTTCGTTAATGTTATGTTCATTACAAAAATAAGATATATATAGTTTTTCTTTTTCGAATTTTTCTTTGTATTGATTTGTTACACCTATTGTTACCATAGCACCATGTTTTGTGCAATCTGTCCATGTATCAAAATGAACAGGGTGTACTGCTGGTGTATTACAAAAACCTGTTATTGCAGAGCAGATTGTATAAGCTAGAACAAATTTCATTATTTTAGTATAAGTTTTTTAATTGATTTTGCACCTAAATAAACTTCTGTTTCAGCTTTACTTTTAATACATTGATATTCTACATTTGAGCCTGTGTTGCTACGCATAGCAATTCTTTTACCTTTTAAACAATTACTCATAGATTCTTGTATTCTATGTTCTTTTATTTCTCCATTAACAATCATTAATAATGCTACAACTATCTCAACCATGACCATTACCATTTGCAAAATCTCTTTGCTTATCTTTTAATTTCTCTACATCTCTTTGTAATTTTTCAACCTGATCTTTAAGAAATTGTATATTAACTTTATTAGTCATGTTTTGTTCTTGTGTAGTTTCTAATTTTTCCACAGTTTTATATAAATCTTCTATTAACATAAACTGTTCTTGATCTATTGGCTTTTGAGAACTTGCTTCTAATAAATCTTGTTCAAATAATTGATTCTTAGTTTCTAAATTATTAACTCTTTCTATCACACCAAAGTAAGCCCACACACCTATTGCAACTGTGCCTATAATTGCAACTAAATTTCTTAATGGTAACGCAATAGATGTATTGTCAGATATTTTCATAATGGTGCAACTAATATTGTTAGTAAGACAAATGCAATAATAATACCACCTGTAAAATAATAGTTCATAATCCTACCCATATTATTTAGCAACCTTGCCCTTGTTAATACCTTTTTTAATTACATATTCTCTAGTGCCATTTGCATTAGTTTCTACTTCTTTTTTTAAATTAATAAACAGTTGCATTTCTTTCCATTTATTTTGACTATCTTTAAAAAATTTATCTAATATTTTAGTATCTCTCATCTTTTTTTTTTCTTTTTTGGTGCATCTGATACGAATCTATCAAATAGATAACCCATAAAATTATCTACTATTCCAAATAACTTAT